GTTTAACAGAATTTAAAGTTGTAATGGATGAATCAAATAATACTCCAACAACTATAGACAATAACCAGTTAATAGGACAAATTTATTTACAACCCGTCAGATCAGCAGAATTCATTATATTAGATTTTAATGTATTACCAACAGGTGCAACATTTCCATCATAGTATAATATTTTAAAAAAAGAATTAATATTTATAATAAAAACATAAAATGGCAAATTTTACAGTCTCCCCTGGAGTTTCTTTAAATGAAATAGATCAAACATTTTTAACAGCTGAACCTATACAAGCAGGTGCAGCTATTATAGGTCCAACAGTAAAAGGTCCTATTTTACACCCTATTAAGGTTACATCATATAATGAATATACTACTATGTTTGGTGATGTTATTGAAAGTGGTAGTCAAAACTACTCTTATTTAACTTCAATAGCAGCATATAGTTACTTTAATAGTGGAGGAGAATCTCTTTTAGTAACTAGAGTTGTTACTGGTTCATTCACATCAGCAACATCTTCAGCTATACCAGGAAAAAATGAAACAGATGTTTTTACCTTAGAAACAATTTCTGAAGGAACACTTATGAATACTGGAGCTAGTGGTACAGGTGGTGCTCTTGCAACAGGTACTAAAGACAATGTAAGATGGGAAATTACTAGTGCTAATACTTCATCAGGAACATTTAGTTTATCAATTAGAAGAGGTGATGATATTACTAATAAAAAAATAATTTTAGAATCATTTAATAATTTAAGTTTAGACCCTAATTCAGAAAGATATGTTGCTAAAGTAATAGGAGACCAAAAATTATCATATGATTCAGTAAACAACCAAATTTCAACTACAGGTGAATATTCAAATAATTCAAGATTTGTAAGAGTTAAATCTGTAAATAATCCAACCCCCCATTACTTAGATGCTAATGGAACAGCAGTTACAGCTTTTACAGGTTCAATCCCAACAACAGGAAATGGTACATTTGGTGCCGCAACTGGAGCACCTTTCCCTGTAAGAGCTGCTAATTTTTACGATAACATAAATGCTACTGACTCACAAGGATTAACAGGAACAAATTATACTGATGCAATTTCATTATTAAGTAATACTGATGATTATATGTTTAATGTATTATTTACACCTGGCCTAACAGATGAAGCACACTCAGCTCAAATTACAAGTATTATAACTAACACACAAAATAGAGGAGATAATATATTTGTTTATGATAATGTTAATTATGGAAGTACAGTTACCCAAGCAGTTAGTCAAGTAAGTTCAAGAGATTCTTCATATGCTGCTACTTATTGGCCTTGGGTAAGAATAAACGATCCTGCAACAGGTAAACTAGTATTTGTTCCTGCTTCAACTGTAATACCTGGAGTATATGCATTTAATGATAGAACAGCTGCTCCATGGTTTGCACCAGCAGGTATTAATAGAGGTGGACTAAACACAGTATTAAGTGCAGAATATAAATTAACAGCTGCTAATAAAGATACTTTATATGAAGCTAATATTAACCCTATAGCAACTTTACCTAGAGAAGGTGTAGTTGTATTTGGACAAAAAACACTACAAAAAGAAGCATCTGCTTTAGATAGAGTAAATGTAAGACGATTATTAATTGCTCTTAAATCTTTTATAGGACAACTAGCAGATCAAATAGTATTTGAACAAAATACTGCTACTACAAGAAACGCATTTTTAGCTAGGGTTACTCCGTATTTAGAAACAGTACAACAAAAACAAGGTTTATTTGCTTTTAAAGTTGTAATGGATGATTCAAATAATGGGCCTGATGTAATAGATAGAAATCAACTAATTGGACAAATATTTATTCAACCAACAAGAACAGCTGAATTTATATCATTAGATTTTATTTTATTACCTACAGGAGCAGAATTCCCAGCATAAAAACTTAAAATTTAGATATTTATAATAGAACAAAATAAAAAATAAAATGGCAATTTTAAATCCGAACGAAATTTTCTTTACAGCATTCGAACCTAGAATGACTAATAGGTTTATCCTTTATTTAGATGGGATACCTTCATTTTTAGTAAAAGGAATGGGTGCTATATCAAACACTACAACTGCTGTAGCACTTAATCATATTAACGTTCAACGTTATGTAAAAGGTAAAACTATTTGGAATACTATCCAATTTACACTATATGAAGCAATTACACCCGCAGGTTCACAAGCAGTAATGGAATGGGTACGTTTAGGACATGAATCCGTAACAGGTAGAGATGGCTATTCTGATTTTTATAAAAAAGATATTACATTTAATGGCTTAGGACCAGTTGGTGATGTTGTAAACGAATGGATAATTAAAGGTGCTATGATTACTGAAACCAATTTTGGAGATTATAATTGGGATGATGATGGAACAGCTGTTAACCTTACAGTAACAGTCCAACCAGATTATTGTATACTAAATTTCTAAAATTAAGTTTAAAATATATTTAAAAGCTCTACTTCTACGTAGGGCTTTTATTTTTCCTTGGTTATCTAATTAGGTCTTACTATATTTATAACATATATACACAAATGAAATATAATAGTTTACGTGCGTTAGTAAAAGAAGAACTTAAACAAGCTATAAATGAAGTCTACCAAGATAAATTTAAAATGGTAGGTACTTTAATTACTGACATTAAACAACGTCCTCAAAAAGAAATATACTCTGATATTAGAGCAATCCCCGGAATTACTGTTATTTCATCAACAGAACCACTTGCTTATGCTGATCAAAATTTAAATAAATTTAAAGCTATATTAAGTGTAAAAGTAGATGGTTACCCATTTATGACAAAAGGTGGGTTTAATAGAGATAAAATGATAGAGATTGCTCAGGATATTAAAAAAGTACCTGGGGTTAAAGCTTTCTTTGTAGGAGAGGATAATATCTCACAAATTTAATATATGTATATCAAACAATAAAGTTATTTTAAATAAAAATTATGAGTGAATTTAAATTACCTACAGAAGTAGTAGATTTACCTTCAAAAGGGTTATTATATTCTGAAGAATCAGGATTAAAAAGCGGTAAAGTAGAAATGAAATATATGACCGCAAAAGAAGAAGACATCCTAACTAATCAATCTTATATTTCAAAAGGAACTGTTTTAGATAAACTAATGCAATCTTTAATTGTATCTGAAATTAATTATGATGAACTATTAATAGGAGATAAAAATGCAATTATGGTTGCTGCTCGTATTTTAGGATATGGCTCAGAATATAAATTTGATTACAAAGGTGAAGAACAAGTAATTGATTTATCCTTATTAGAAAATAAAGAAATTGATGATTCAATATTCACAAATGGTAATAAATTTGAATTTACTTTACCACACTCAAGAAATCATATTACTTTTAAGTTTTTAACACATAAAGACGAAAAAAATATTACTCGAGAATTAGAAGGTTTAAAAAAAATAAATAAAGATAATTCTCCTGAACTTACAACTCGTTTAAAGTATATGATTACTTCTGTGGAGGGGAAGACAGAAACAAAAGATATTCGAGATTTTGTTGATAACTACCTCTTAGCTAAAGATTCAAGAGCATTAAGAGAACATGTTAGAAAGATTCAACCCGATGTTGATCTAACTTTTTTTCCCGACGGCACTGAAGATAGAATCACTATCCCAATTGGAATTAGCTTTTTTTGGCCTGACATCTGATACAGTAGCTAAAACTAGAGCATCTATATTCCAACAAATACATCAAATAGTATTTCATGGTAAAGGTGGTTATGACTGGGAAACAGTTTATAACATGCCTATATGGCTTCGTCAATTTACTTTTAATGAAATTAAAAAACATTATGATGAAGAAAAACAATCTTATGAAAATAAAGGTAATGGTACTAAAACTATAGTTGATGAAAATGGTCAAATAAAATCACCTGAATTTTTAAAAGGTGCTAAAGGTAAACGTCCTGTTAAATATAAATAAAAGTTATATTTTTAAATATTTATAATAAAATACTTAAATGGCAAAACTTAATGACAATTTAGAGAATGCTAAAAAACAAATTGCTCAATTAGTTAAAGATTTAGAAAAAATAACTAAAAAGCCTGCTCCTACCTTTGATGTTAATAATATAAAACAAGCTAATGCTGCTATTTCTACCTTAGAAGCAGCAATAGATTCTGCTGTTGCAAAAGCCGAGGAATTAGAAGAAGGTTTTGGTGGTATAGCTAGTGCCATTGGTGCTGCTCTTGCAGAAATGTCTAAAACCGATTCAGCTGTTAATAGAACTGTTAAATCTATGAGGGGCATTAAAAGTATTACTCAAGATTTAGCAAATGATCAATCCGGATTAGTTACTTTAAGTGAAAAAGAATTAAAAAGAAAACAAAGTAAACTTGCTGCTTTAACTCAAGAAGCAAAATCCCAAGCTGAAATTGTAGCCCAAAAATATGAGGGATTAGATCTTGATAAAAATGGTAATAAACTTTATGGAGCAGCTTTAGCTTCTAGACTAAAAAGTCAAGGAGTTACAGCAAAAGAATATAATTCTATTCAATCTATTATAGCTGCTAATAAAGCAAATTTAAAAGTATTAGATGAAGCTAATAATAAATTAGCAGAAAGAGTTGAAGAAGAAAAAGGAATACAAAAGAAATTAGGTGTAACTGGTGGGTTATTAAAAGGTATAAGTAAAATCCCCATTTTAGGTGATATTTTTGATGCTGATGCAGCAGTGAAGGATATGGAAGACCACCTAAGAGGTGGTGGTTCAGCTACAAAAGCTTTATCAAAAGGATTTAAAAACGCAGGTAAACAAATGATTGATGGGTTAACTAATCCTGCTAATGCGTTATTAGGGATATTTACTGCAATGATTAAATCTCTTACAAAGGCTGATACAAATGCAGGGGAATATGCTAAAAGCATGAACATGACTTTTGAAGAAGCTGCAAATACTCAAATGGCAATGGGTAGAGTAGCTAATTTATCTGGGGATGCTGCTTTAACAGCAGAAAAACTTCTTAAAACAAATCAAAAAGTTGGAGCATCTTTAGGTACTAATGCTGAATTAAATGAAGCCGATTTAAAAACTATGACTAAATTAACACATCAAGCAGGATTCCAAGCTGATGAGTTAATGAATATACAAAAATTATCTTTAGGACAAGGTAAATCATTAAAAGCTAATACAAAAGAAATTTTAGGAGGAGCTAAAGCATATGCTAGACGAAATAAAATAGCTGTTAATGAAAAAACTATTTTAAAAGAAGTAAATAATATGTCTGCTTCTTTAAAATTATCTTTAGGAGGATCAGGAGATGCAATGGCTAAAGCAGCTGTTGAAGCAAAGAAATTTGGTATTAATTTAGAACAAGCTGAAAGCATATCTAAAGGGTTATTAAATTTTGAACAATCTATTGAAGATGAACTTTCAGCTGAATTATTACTTGGAAAAGATTTAAATCTTGAAAGGGCAAGAGGATTAGCCTTAAATGGTGATGCCGCAGGTGCTGCCGCTGAAATGCTTAAACAAGTAGGTTCAGCTGCCGAATTTGGTAAACTAAATGTAATCCAACAAGAATCATTAGCTAAAGCTATGAACATGTCTAGAGAGGAACTATCAAAATCCTTAATAGAAAGTGAAGCATTAAAAAATATTGGAGTCGAATCAGTTGAAGCAGCACAAAAAGAATATGAAACACTAAAAGAAAAACATGGTGCTGAAAAAGCAGCTAAAATGTTAGGAGATGAAGCATTAGCTTCCCAATTTGAACAACAATCAGTTCAAGAACAAATGGCTGATTCTACAGCAAAAATGCAAGAAATATTTATAATGATGACACCTGCATTAGTAGCAATAGGACAAGCAATGGGTGTTGTAGCAGATCTTATTGGAACAATAATGATTCCTGTTCAAATGTTATTTGATTTTTTTGGAAAAATAGGTAAAAGGATAAGTGGTTTTATAGGCCCTTTAGGTAAAGTTGGAAAACTTTTAAAAGGATTAGCTTCAATTGCTGTAGTATTTGCTGCATATAAAGCTTATGCTTCTTTAGCTACTATACCTATCCTAGGTGTACCTTTAGGTATAGCAGCAGCAGCAGCAGTTACTGCTGCAGGTATGGGAGCTTTAAGTTCAATTAATGATGGTGTAGTTGACCCTAAAGGTGGCATAGTAATGTCAGGTGAAAAAGGATCAATTCAACTTAATAAAGATGATAGTGTAGTAGCAGGAACTGATTTATTTGGAGGTAAAAAAGAAGGTTCCTCTCAACCACCTCAAGGAGGCACAGATATGACTGCTGTTATTAATGCTATAAATGCCTTAGCTGCTAGACCTATTAATGTACAAGTAGGAGAAGATGTAGTAGTTAAAGCAGCTGTAGGTAACAGCCCTAATGTTACTGGAGATGAAATGGGAAAAAATTCATACCAATTAAACTAGGCAATATTTATAATAAAAAATAACAATTATGGGAATTTTAAACAGACTACAAACAGAAGGATCTAATCTAAGTGAATATGATGGAGCAACTCCACCAATTTCAAATCAAGATACACCTGAATCAGTATTACATAAAACTTATTCAATTAATGGTGATCCAGCTTTGTTAGGTTTTCCACAACCTTCACAGCTAGATTTAGATGGTGTTACTCCTCCAAGATACATGGATAACCCACCAGAGTAAAAAATAACATAAAATATGGGGCTTTTAATGAAATTAAAAAATGGGGACACCTCATTTAAATCTCTTAAATTTGGTAAAGATAGACCAGGAGGGGGAGATAGTGGAAAGCCTTACATTCAAACCCCTATTGGAGACCAAGCCGAAAATACAGCTATTGATGGTGATGGAATAATTAGAGGTGGTTTAACTGCACCATCTAGAGCACTTGAGGACGTTACGCGTTTATCTAAGTACTTTTTTGACTTTAGAAACCCAAATGGAATACTTTTTACTGTAAAACAAAATTTACTTTCAAGAATAGCTGCAAAAGCTGAAACTGCAACTGGACCTGCTTATGGTGGATTTACTAAATCAAGAACAGTTTTAGGTTCTGGTGGTGATGTTAGTGATGGATTTACAAAAGGAAATGGTGCTATAAATGATGGTATTTATACACCTTTATCTACTTTAGGACAAGCAGCAGTTGGCTACTTAGGTCAACATTTAAATAAACAAGGCCTTGACCCTACAGGTAATTTTCCAAACGCTTCTATTAATAAGTATAATGATGTAGTATTTGAAAGAAATAAAGCAGAAAGAAATGGTGAAGGTCCTGTTAGGAGTATTATACCTTTTAATATTGTTAGAAGACAACAAAGAGCAAATGACCAACTTTATCGTGCTAATCTTCAACAAAGTAGAGCAGAAGATAGAGCTATTGATGAACAAAATAGAAGACCTGAAGATAGAGGAATATTATTTGGATATGCTACAGAAGAAGAAATTCAAGGTAGTCTTACTCCTAATGCTTTAAGAAGGGGAAATGCTTTTTTAGAAAAATGGGACGCTTATAGAGATCAACAAACTCAAAAGAGATTAAAAAAGAAAAATGCTAAAGTTGAAAATGCTGAGGCAAATAAACAAATAGCTGAAGATAACTATGTTCAATCTTATGAAGATAATTTTCAAGAAGTATATTATGATAATAGACTATTAAATTTATGGGATTCAAAAGGTTTAAATTTATCAAAACCATTAGGTACTTTAGATAGTATTCTATACTCATATGGTGGTGGCCCTAATTCTATTGCTGGAATAGGACAAACCAGTATAAAATTTGCCACATTAAATGATGGAATTACACCTGCTAGAACAGGATACTCTGGTTTAGATCCATATAATGGAGATTATAACTACAGTCTTAATAAACCCACAGTATATAGTACAGTTAATATTTTTGGTGATCCTTCTAACCCAAAAAGTGTTTCATTATTTTATTTAAATAGCACACCTTCTGTTACAGGAGATAAAATATTTGGGAGTGAAAGTTATCTTATAGATAAAGATAATAGTGAAAATATACAACCATGGTTAAGCGGTAATTATGTAAGATCTTTAACAGGTATTGTACCTGATTCTTATGCTCCTAATAATATTATAGCATCTACTTGGAAAGGAACGGATTTTACAAGCCAAGGTTCTCCCTTAGATCCTGATCCTGATAATAAAGAACCTAATAGAACGGGTCAATTAAGACAAGATTTTAGAAAAATACTAGTATCTGATCAAACTAAAACTTTTATAGCCAAATCTCCTGATTATTTAAGAGAAAACCAGGAAAGAAGAGTTAACATGGGTGAATTCAACGACCCAGGCCAAAAAGGGGATATATCAAACTATGTACTAGGTAAAAGAAACCCTCAGTCAGGTAAAATCTTAGGCCCTGTAGATACTATTAATGCTTTACCTGTATATAAATCAACAGATAATTCTCCTTTATATAAAGATGGTAAAGATGCTTTAGTAAATGATTTTTGTAAATTTAGATTTGCAGTATTAGATAATGACTCTACAGCTAAATTCTTTTTACATTTTAGAGCTTATTTAGATGGGTTTAAAGATGGTTATAAAGCTAAATATAAATCACTAAATTATATAGGTAGAGGAGAAGAATTTTATAAGTATGGTGGATTTACAAGAGATATATCTTTTAGTTTTAAAGTTGTTGCTTTATCAAAACAAGAACTTCTTCCAATGTATAGAAAATTAAACTTTTTAGCTTCATCTTTAGCCCCTAGTTACACAAATGCAGGGTATATGGGTGGTACTATGACAGAAATTACTATAGGTGGTTATTTATACAATCAACCTGGTATAATTACAAGTATTAATTTAACGGCTCCAAAAGAAACAACATGGGAAATTCAAGTACCTTTAAAAGCTACAACAGAAGATGGAACAGGCAAAGCTAGTGATTTCTCAGACCCATCTGTTTTAGAATTACCACATATGATGGAAGTAGATGTAAGCTTTACCCCAATCCACAACTTTAGAGTACAACGCCAAAGAAATGGATTTATGACTAAAGACCAATTCCAACTAGGTTCTATTGAAGGTATTGAAGATAAAAATATTCATGGTCCTGAAAGATATATAAATCTAAAAGAAGGTGGAGGAGATGGTTATAAAAACCTTAAACCTAATGAGGCCGTACAAATTGAATCAAGAACAGAAGGAGATCAAAACCAAATACCTGATCCTGAATCTACTCAGGATAATGCTGAAAACTTAGCAAATGAAAATGAATTAGCAGCTTTAATACCTGAAGCAGAAAATTTTAATCCTGAAGGGCCACCTTTACCCTTTTCTCCTTAACAAATAAAAATTATGAGTAGATATAATAATATTAATAAGGGATCTTATTTAAAACCAAATACAGATAAAGAAATTAGTGGGTATTTAAATGTAAAATATCCTTCAATACCCCTTGCTTTTTCAGATACTTATGTGTATACTAGTAGGGGTGATAGATATGATCTTTTAGCTCAAAATTTTTATGGTGATTCTAATTTATGGTGGATAATAGCTAGAGCAAACCCATCACAAACCCCTGATTCTCTTATTCCTGAGGTAGGTGCCCAAATTAGAATACCCTCTAAAGATAGATTATCAAATATATTATCTTTATATAGCTCACTTAATAAACCCTCAGAACAAACTTCTTTTAAAGAAAGTTCGAGAGGAGGAGGTGGAAGTGGTTACTAAAATTTAAATAGTTATGAGTATAGTAGGAGAAGAATTAAAAGATGAAATTAGAAAGCAAATCGAAGCTCGCCAAATTTTACATGGTAGTGGTAAATCTACCCTTAGAAATTCTTCCCAATTAAAAATATTAAATACTCAAAATTCTTGGGTAAAACTTGCCTCAGGAGTAACAATAACCCCAGAAAAAGCAGAAGAATTAGGATACCCAAATCTTTCAGGAGAAGAACTAGCTAAAAAATATGTTTTATTTAATGGAACATCTGTCTTTTCCCAAAATGATAAACCCTTAGCTCAAAAAGGTAAATTTTTACCTGGAACTTACACAAGAGGAGAATTTGGGATTGTTCCAATGCCTGGTATTGAAAATTTAACTGTAAAAACTTTGAATCGTGGTTCATTAAAAAAAGCTACTTTAAAACTTAAAGTTCATGATAGAAAACAATTTGAAATTGTTGAAGTTTTATATTTAAGGTTAGGGTATACTGTATTAGTTGAGTGGGGTAATAATATATACACAAAAACAGGTACTGATCTTCAAACAGTAGGTAACACTATAATGGAAGAACAATTTTTTGAAAGTGGAGATAATGGTTTATCAAAAGATAAAACTTACTTTGAAGGATTAGGTGCAATTGATGAACAAAGAACTAAATACAGTGGAAATAGCGATGGTTTTTTTGCTAAAATATCTAATTTTGAATGGGTATTTAATGATGATGGTTCTTATGATATAACTCTTACTTTAATAAGTTTAGGTGATGTTATAGAATCTTTAAAATCTAATATTTCTATTTCTCCTCAATTTGTAAAATTCCAAAACTATACAGATACATCATCTACTGGCCCTTCTAAAGAAGATAAAGAAAACAGATCAAAAAGTCAACTTCATGCTCTTTTATGGATATGGGAATATTTAAATTCTGATGGCATTAGAGATAAATACTCAGCAGAACAAAGGGTACATACTAATGATAAAAAAGTAATAGGTTATCTGATGCATAAGGGAGGTAAAGAATTAGATGCAACACAGTATACTGTTTGGCATAGATGTTGGTACACATATGGAAAAAACCGAAGAACAGATACTAAAGGCAGAGATGCAAGTATAACTAAAAAAATACAAAATCTTGGATATAAGGTTAGTGATACTGGTATATATACCTATTCTGCTCAAGATATATATGGACCTAAATATATTAAAGATAGAGATACTGAGATGGGAGGATGGATAGCTTATGTTGGAAAATATGAAAAAGGTTGGGATGATTGGAAAGAAGAAGCTAAAGATGACCTAAATTCTGATTGGGATTCAGTTAAATCATTTATCTCAACTGATACTACAACAACAGTTAATCCTTTAGTTAATTCTCCATTAGGTATAAGAGATGGGTTTAGAACTACACATAAAGGTAAACCCTTTTTTTATATAAGATTTGGAGCACTTTTAGAATACATACAAGATAAAATAATTCCAAAAATAAAAAATGAAACAACAGAGGGTAAACAACCTTTATTTAATATTCAAACTGATTCCTCTATTGATGGTACTATTATGTATACAATCCCAAATCAACAAAGTAATGATTTAAAAAAGTGTTTAATTAGATCAAAATTTGCTTGGCCACTTGATATAACTGATAGTGATGGAGATACTCATAAAAAAGGAGATTATTATACTTTTGGAGAGGAACTTGCACCTTTTAGAACTTTAGATTTTGATACTTCTGGAATGAACGAAAGTATAAAAGAAAAACAACACGTTAATATAGCATTACCTTTAAATATTTATTTAAATTTTAATTTTGTAAGAGAAGTTTTGGATTCTAATACTGATAAAGATGGAAATGTTAGTATATTTAATTTAGTAAAAGGGTTATGTGATGGCATTAATTTATCATTAGGAGGAATTAATAATTTAGAACCTATAATAAGTGAAACTAGTAATACTCTTCATATTGTAGATACTACCCCTATCCCTGGAAGAATAAAAGACACAGGAAAATATAAATTAAACTTGTTTGGGTACAATGATAACACTTCAAATTTTGTAAGAAAATTAAATATTAAAACAGCTATTACCCCTGAATACGCTACTATGATTACCGTAGGGGCTACAGCTGGTGGAAATATAAAAGGAACAGATGCTACATCTTTTGCAAAATGGAATAATGGAATAATAGATAAGTTTAAACCTGAACTAGAAGCAGGAGATGAAGAATCATCAAAATCTTTCCCTGCAGATCCTGTAGTAGTATACACAGAAAAAACTCTTAAAGATTGGGACGCAAGTAGACTTAATGCATCTGATAACACCCCATTTACGTCTAAATTATGGACTCAAAGTGTAGATCAAGATAGAATAGACCAAAATCTTTCAGTTAATACAGAATTTTACAAATATGCTATTGCACGAAAAAATCAGCTTTCTGCTGGGGGAGATAGTGTAAGTGGAGGAATAGGTTTTATCCCTTTTAAGATTAGTCTTACAGTAGATGGAATTTCAGGAATAAAAATATATAATGTTTTACATATTGATTCATCATTTTTACCTAAAGTATATGGTGATTCTTTAGATTTTATAGTAACAGGAATATCCCATAAAATAAGTAATAATGATTGGGAAACAGATTTAGAAGTTACAGTAATGCCTAAGTCTGATCTAAAAACAGGTGTAATAGAAGATTATGATTATCTATTTGATGAAGAAACAAATGCTGCTTTAGAAGCTGATACTTTAGCAGCACAAGGAAATCCACCTAATACCCCAGCACCCCCTGTATCTGCTGGTAGTGGAACGGGAGATGGAAAAGGTACTTTAGGAACAGGAGCAACAGAATTTGCAAAACATGCTTATACTAATAAAACTGAACTAGACTCAGCTATTAAAAAAGGATTAGATATAATAAATAGTTTATAAATTATGGAATATAAAGTAGGATATAAATTTAAAAATTTAAGAAAAAGAATACTTGAAATAGGTGCTTCTTATGTAGGACAAGTAACTGAAAATAAAAAAATAGGAAAGGATTGGACTAGAGCCTATTTTGAAGATCCAAAGTTTGAAAAAAAAATGAGAGAGGTTGGATGGTTTTTAAAACAAAAAAATCCTAATATAGGACATCACTATTGCAATAATTTTGTTCGTTTAGTGTATAAAGAAGCTATGTCTGAGGGTAATAGTTATGTCTCAAGCACCACAGCACGTCCCAATACTTGGAATAATAGAGGGTCTGGTGGATATCTTGTCCCACCTGTTAATGTTGATGGTGGAACTAATATAGAAGAATGGGTAGGTTCTGGGCAAAAAACATACGGTGCTCAAAACCCATTAGTTGAAAGTACTAGAAAAAGCTATCAAATCCCAAATCGTTATGTATCTATAACAAACAACCCAACTTTTGATAAAGGAATTTCAGGAAATAAAAATTTAGGGTCAGCAATAAAAATGAAAGAATATACAGAAAGTAATAAAATCCTTCCAGGGGATTTTGTTACTTTTGATTGGAATGCAGCAAGTGATAATAAATCATCCTCAAAATCATCAGGTAGATTTAATCAACATATTGGTATATATATTGCCCCGGCCACCTCAGATTATTCTAAGATTTATTGTATAGAAGGAAATTGTACTTCAAATGGTAGAAATGGGGTATGGATTAAAACTAGAAATATTTCTACTGTAAATGGTTTTGGACAGTTAATAACTCGAAATAATTTATAAAGCATGCCTTATTACCCACTTTCACAAATACAAACAGATTTATTTACTAATGGGGAGGAGTATGCTTTTAAATTTAATAAAAAAATTTATAAAGGCCCATACTATAAAACCTCAGACGGAAAAACTTATTCAGGAAAAATCCCTAGCAACCAGTCAAAAGAAATAATTCCTATTAACCCCGCTACTCTTGAATCTAGTGACGAATCTATAATTTTTTCTTCTATACCTTCCAACACTACAATTAATATTATTGGAGGCCCAGACGAAACAGATGATTCTAGTATATATGATGATAATGGAAATGTTCTTTATAACGCTGACTCTTTTGGTTATAATTTTCAAGGAAATGCAAGAATAGTTCCTTCTTCTTATTATCCGTCTTTAACTCAAAAACAAAAAAATAATGGGCAACTTATAAGATATTTTGCTAAAAAAACAAATGAACTAAAATATATTGAAATTGATAAATCAACTCATGATGCTTTGAAAAGCCAAGACCCAAGTGTAGCATTTGATTTATATGAACCCGCTTCTCTTATTTGGAGAATAAAAGGAGACAGAACAGAAATATTTAATTCAAATAAAGGTTCTGCTCTATCTGTTGAACAACAATTTAGATGGCCTGGCTTTCCCCAATATTTTAAAGACAAATTTACACAATTTTACCAAACCCAAACAGTACAAGAAAACCTATACACAAATGGTGGAGAATTTAAAACACCCGATGGAAAAGAATATGTAGGTCCATACCATGTTCATCCTAAAAAAGGTCCTATGGTAGGAGCAGTTCACATTAAAAGAAAACATGATTTACTAACCCCTATTTCTCCTAGTGCTCCTCAAATTGAACCAACACCCCAACCCCAACCTAGACCACAACCCTCACCTCAAACCCCAACACCACCCCCTTCAATGGGAGGAGGATATTCTGGTGGTGGAGGAGGATACTAAAATATTTGTCTATTTAAATATTTTTTAGTATCTTAATTTTATGTATTGGCTTATAGAAAATCAAACTAAGATAGACCACCTTTGTCAAATTAAACATAGAGAAGCATATGTTGAGGTAATCCCAACATCACCATTTCTACACCCTGTAGAAAATAATATATGTGCTATTTACATTAGACCAACAACCGACACAAAAGGATACATTATCCCAATAAATCATAGTGAAACAATAAACTTTGATATAGAAGAAGGAATAAAAGTGTTAAATAGTATAGAAAATCTACATATAAGAGATAAAAAAGAATTTCTACACTATATAAAAGAAGTACCATTTAACAACTTACTACAACCACCCCCATCCCTTACTACGTATATACCAGAATTAACACCTGCTCATAACCATATTAATCAAAATAGTGGTGGACGTGTGCATACTAACCCATTAATACCAATAGTTAAACACTATGAGGTATGTGAAGAAAATTATAGAAATTTTACATTTACAAAACCAAATTTATTTTATAATAATAGAGCAGCAATTGTATTTAATATGATAGAACAAGCGGGAATTAAAGTAGATAACACGTTGTATCAACATTATTTTGATAAAGGCACCAATGATGGCTATGTATACACACAATATAATTTTAACACAACAACTACGAGACCCTCTAATAGATATGGAGGTGTAAATTACTCGGCATTAAATAAAGAAAATGGAGAAAGAAAATGTTTTAAACCGCGTAACGACTTATTTATCGAAATGGATATTAGTGCTTACCATCCTACCCTTTTGGCTAGTGAATGTAATTTTAGTTTCGATGATGTGGATATCCACAAGTCTTTTGCTAAAATGTATGGGGTTGATTACAAAAAGTCAAAAGAAATTACTTTTAAACAAATCTATGGGGGTATTTGGAAAGAATATAAAGAACTCCCATTCTTCAAAAAAGTAAAAGTATATACAAATAAATTATGGGAAGAGTTTCAAACAAAAGGATATATAGAATGTCCTATATCTAAACATAAATTTGAAAGAGATAAGCTGGATAATATGAATCCACAAAAACTTTTAAATTATTTATTACAAAACTTGGAAACCTCAACTAATGTTCTTATACTATGGGATATTTTTAAACTTTTACGAGGGAAAAAGACTAAACTCGTATTATATGTTTATGATTCGTTTTTATTAGATTATGATGAAAGTGAAACAGAAGTTTTAGAACAAATTAAAGAAATATTTAAACAAAGAAATTTACAAATTAAAACAAAAATAGGCAAAGATTATAGTTTTGCAATAACAGATTATGCTTAATACTTTAGAAGATTCACTCCATACGTATAATAAATATGACTTTAATAGTTATATGGATATTACATCAATGAATAATAGACTGTTTTGTACTTTTACTACTTTAGATGAATTAGATGCTCTAGTTGAGCAACTATCAAGTAAATATATTATAATGTATAACAAAATGTTTGCATTACAAGTTAAAAGTAATAATGAATATGTTGTAACCTATAATGTTGATCAAGGTAATATTAATGATATACCTGAAAACACTATTCTTGTACATAGAAAAAAAGAATCTAATACTTTATATACAATAAATGCTCTTAATGAGTTAATAAAAAAATTAAATAATGGGGTAGTTGATACTAAATTTCCTATAAATTGGCAACATTATAGAAATTGTATTTTGCTTACCCAACATAACGAAATCAAACAACTAAATACAAAAATCCACAAAATTATTGAATTATAGTTGGATATTAAAATAAAGGTTATTATATTACAGTTACAAATTTTTAAATAAGTTATCAATATGAATCTAGATGCAATCAAGAAAAAACTTGACACATTACAACAATCTTCTAATAATGGAAGTAACAAAGCTGACTACCCTCAGCTGAAAAAATTTAAACCCTCTGTAGGTAAACAAACAGTAAGAGTTGTACCATTTAAGTACAATAAGGATTATCCTTTTACTGAGATGAAATTTTATTATAACATTGGTAAGTTTAGAATGCTTGCTTCTCCTTTAAATTGGGATGAAAAAGACCCAATTGCTGAGTTTGCAAAGCAACTTAGAGGCACTAATGATAAGGAAAATTGGCGTTTAGCTAAAAAACTAGACCCTAAAACTCGTATATTTGTTCCTGTAGTTGTTAGAGGACAAGAATCAGAAGGAGTTCAAATGTGGGAATTTGGAAAATTAATTTATGAAGCATTCCTAAATTTAGCTGCTGATGAAGAAGTAGGTGATTTTACAGATATTGTAAATGGTAGAGATATTAAACTAGTTACTACTGGTCCTGATACTAATGGTACTAAATACAATGCTACTACAATTTCACCATCAATGAAACAAACCCCTTTATCAACTGATAAAGCACAAGTTGAAACGTTTTTAAATGATCAACAAAATCCTAAAGAAACATTCCGTCCACTTCCATTTGATACTCTTAAAGGTGCTCTTCAAGAATGGTTATCACCTGAAGAAGATGAAGAAGGAGAAATTTCATCTGAACCTCCTGTAGGATTTGATGATGAAAAACCTGAATCAAACTATAGTCTTTCTACTAAAAAGAAAGAAACTAAAGTAGATAAGTTTGATGAAATGTTTGATAAAGAAGACGATTTACCATTTTAAATAAAGTTATATGCCAAGAAAAAGAAAATCACTGTCTGAAGCAGTAGATAAGGAACTAAAATCTAGTTTTAATTTAAATAGTTTTAAAAATAAAAAGGGTTTAGCATCTAATGTAAAATTTAAAGCACAAGACTGGGTACCACTTTCACCGGCATTTCAAGAAGTTACATCAGTACCAGGAATACCTTTAGGACATATTGTTTTACTTAGAGGGCATTCAGATACAGGAAAAACTACCGCGCTACTTGAGGCAGCAGTTGCTGCTCAAAAGCGTGGTATACTACCTGTTTTTATCATTACAGAAATGAAATGGTCATGGGAACATGCTAAAATGATGGGTTTTGAAGTTAATGAAATATTTGATGAAGAAACAGGTGAGTTAATTGATTATGAAGGCCAATTTCTTTATGTTGACAGAGAAACTATTAATACAATTGAAGACGTTGCTGCGTTTATTTTGGATTTAATGGATGAACAAAAGAAAGGTAATTTACCATATGATCTTTTATTTTTATGGGATTCAATTGGTTCTGTACCTTGTGAAATGTCTGTTAAATCAAACAAAAATAATAACGAATGGAACGCAGGTGCTATGTCAACTCAATTCGGAAATAATGTTAATCAGCGTATTACATTATCACGTAAAGAAAGCTCAAAATACACGAATACTTTAGTTTGTGTTAATAAAGTTTGGGCAGCTAAACCTGTTGTACCTATGGGACAACCTAAATTGATGAATAAAGGAGGATTTGCAATGTGGTTTGACGCTACATTTGTAGTAACATTTGGAAATATTGCAGACTCTGGTACTTCAAAATTAAAAGCTATTAAAGATGGTAAACAAGTAGAATTTGCTAAACGAACAAATTTACAAATTGATAAAAACCATATTAATGGTATACAATCTAGAGGAAGAATTATAATGACTCCTCATGGATTCATTACAGATACAGATAAAGATTTAAAGAAATATAAAGAATCACAAGCAGAAGAGTGGAGACACGTGTTAGGAGGAGGAGACTTTAATATAATTGAAGAAAATTCCGATACTTCACAAGTTGAAGCTTTTATAAATGAACCAGAATAAAAGTTATATGAAAAAAGACCTTCTAAATCTCCTAGATAATATTCAAGAAACAGGAGTAAAATTGCCACAACCTGAAAGATATATGCTTATCGACGGCCTAAATCTATTTTTTAGAAATTTTAGTGTTATAAGAGCTGTCAACCCCGATGGAGCACATATTGGGGGTTTAGGAGGATTTTTTCGTTCATTAGGTTTTTTAATTAAACAAATCCAACCAACTCAAGTGTATGTTGTGTTTGATGGAGTTGGTTCTTCTAATAATAGAAAAAATATTATTCCTGAATATAAATCTAATAGAAATATTAATAGAATTACTAATTGGGATATATTTGATAATATAGAAGAAGAAGATCAAGCTAAAGTTGATCAAATTACTAGAATAATTCAATATTTAAAAACATTACCTGTAAAGACTATTTCAATTGATAAAGTAGAAGCAGATGATATTATAGCCTATTTAGCTCAAACATTACCTACTAAACCTGATGATAGAGCTTTTATAGTATCTAGTGATAAAGATTATCTTCAATTAGTTGATAATAATACTATTGTTTATAGACCAATAGAAAAAGAATTTTATGTAGAACAAACAGTAAAAGATAAATTTAAAGTTACTCCACACAATTTTTTATTGTATAAACTATTAATGGGAGATAATTCAGATGGTATACCGGGTATAAAAGGGTTAGGACTTAAAAAGTTATATAAGTTATTTCCTGAACTTACAGAAAAAAACATGTCTTTTAATGATTTACTTAATTTATGTGAAAACAAATTAAAAGATCATGTAATATATGCTCGTGTTTTACATGACATAGAACTATTAGAAAATAAATATAAGGTTATGGATCTATCAAACCCTATGATAGATGATAAGGATAAAATGTTTATAGATAAATTTGTAGAAAATACATCTATAAATTATTTACCTTCACAATTTATAGAAATGTATCAACAAGATCAACTTGGAGGTTTAATAAGAAATGTTGATATATGGATTAAAGAAGTTTTTGAAAATTTGTTGGAAAACAAATAAAATGTTTTTACATTTAAATAAAAGTTATAAAAATGACGTTAAAATCAATTGACGAATACGGACCAGTCTTTCAAATGAAGGTTATTTCTTCATTGTTAACACATAAGAATTTTTTACAAAATATAAATGATGTTTTAGATAGTGAATATTTTACCAACCCAGCACATAAATGGATTATAAATGAAATATTAGATTATTACGAAAAATATCATACTACTATTTCAATGGATATTTTAAAAGTTGAAATGAAAAAAGTAGAAAATGAAGTACTTCAAGTTTCAATTAGAGAACAGTTACGTGAAGCATATAAAGCAGATATAGAAGATTTAACTTATGTTCAAGAAGAATTTTCTGCATTTTGTAAAAATCAACAACTTAAAAAAGCACTATTAAATAGTGTAGATTTACTTAAAGCAGGTGATTATGATTCTATAAAGTTTATGATTGAAGCAGCTATGAAAGCTGGTCAAGATAAAAATATAGGACATGAATATAGAAAAGACGTAGAGTCTAGATATAGAGAAGACCATAGAACAATTGTTCCAACTCCTTGGGAACCTATAAATCAATTAATACAAGGTGGTTTAGGTAATGGTGATTTAGGATTAATATTTGGTAATCCTGGAGGAGGTAAATCTTGGACATTAGTTGCTTTAGGAGGATTTGCTGTTAAATTAGGTTATAACGTAATCCATTATACTTTAGAACTAAGTGAATCATATACAGGAAGACGATATGACGCTTATTTTACTAGTATAGCTGTAGATAATCTAGAAAAACATAAAACCAAAGTAGAAGAAGTAGTACCTGAACTCCCAGGTGAACTAATAATTAAAGAATATCCTATGGGTAAAACTACTATGTCTACAATAGAAGCTCATATTAAAAAAGTTACTGATTTAGGAATTAAACCTGATTTAATTCTTATTGACTATATTGACCTTCTTTCAACAAAAAAGAAAAATGTTGATCGTAAAGGAGAAATAGATGATATTTATACTAGTACAAAAGGATTAGCAAGACAGTTAAACATACCTATTTGGTCAGTTTCACAAGTAAATCGTGCAGGTGCTAAAGATAATGTCATAGAAGGAGACAAAGCAGCTGGTAGTTACGATAAAATGATGATTACAGATTTGTCTATATCCTTATCAAGAAAAAAAGAAGATAAAGTAAACGGAACAGGAAGATTTCACATTATGAAAAATCGATATGGGATGGATGGCCTTACTTACCAAGTTGGTGTTGACACAACTATTGGAAAAATAGAGATTGGAGATGTCTATGATGATGAAGCTGATACTGTTACACCTGGCTCTTCAAGTTATAATACTGTTGACGACTTAGATCGTCAAATGCTGAAAAACAAATTTTTTGAATTAAACACTTAATACTTTACTAAATTATGACAAACCTTGACACCCCACAGAAAATCTTTTCAGATATTGTTGTGTATAACAAATACTCAAAATATTTACCTGAAAAACAAAGAAGAGAAACTTGGGAAGAGTTAGTAACTAGGAATAAAAATATGCATAAAGAAAAATTTCCTATGTTACAAAATGAAATTGAAGATCTTTATAAACTAGTTTATGATAAAAAAGTTCTTCCTTCTATGAGAAGTCTTCAATTTGCTGGAAAGCCTATTGGAATAAATAATTCTAGAATATTTAATTGTTCTTATTTACCAATTGAAAATTGGGTAGCTTTTAGTGAAACAATGTTTTTATTACTTTCAGGGTGTGGAGTTGGATATTCAGTACAAAAACACCATGTTGAAAAACTACCAGAAATAAAAAGGCCTACTAAAACAAGAAGATTTTTAGTTGGAGATTCAATAGAAGGTTGGGCGGATGCTGTAAAGGTATTAATGAAAAGCTATTTTGGTATTTCAAATTCAAGACCTAAGTTTGATTTTAGAGATATTAGACCAAAAGGGGCAGAATTAATTACAGTAGGAGGAAAAGCCCCAGGACCAGAACCATTAAAAGAGTGTTTATTTCAAATACAAAAAGTACTTGATAGAAAAAAAGATGGTGAACAATTAAAACCAATTGAAGTCCATGATATTATTTGTCATATAGCTGATGCTGTACTATCAGGTGGAATTAGAAGAGCAGCATTAATTTCATTGTTTGATCTACATGATGAAGAAATGTTAACATGTAAATATGGAAACTGGTGGGAAAATAACCCACAAAGAGGTAGAGCTAATAATTCAGCTGTTACTATTCGTTCAAAAGTTAGAAAAAAAGACTTTTTCAGTCTTTGGGAAAAAATAGTAGCAAGTAATTCTGGGGAACCTGGAATATATTTTTCAAATGATAAAGATTGGGGAACTAACCCATGTTGTGAAATTGCTTTACGTCCTTATCAATTTTGTAATCTTACAGAAGTAAATGTATCAAATATTGAATCACAAGAAGATTTAAATACTAGAGTAAAAGCCGCTTCTTTTTTAGGTACTTTGCAAGCAAGTTATACTGATTTTCATTATTTAAGAGATATATGGAATAAAACAACAGAAAGAGATGCTTTGTTAGGTGTTGGAATGACAGGAATAGGTTCAGGAAAAGTTTTAAAATATAATTTAAAAGAAGCAGCTGAAGAAGCTAAGAAAACAAATGAAGAGATTGCTAGTATTATAGGTGTTAATAAAGCTGCTAGAGTTACAACAGTAAAACCATCAGGAACTAGTTCATTAGTATTAGGTACTTCATCTGGTATTCACGCTTGGCATAATGATTATTATATTCGTAGAATGAGATTAGGTAAAAATGAAGCTTTATATCAATATTTAGCAAAACACCATCCTGAATTAGTAGAAGATGATTTCTTTAAACCAACTATACAAGCAGTAATTTCTATCCCTCAAAAATCCCCTAAAGGTTCAATTTTAAGAACAGAATCAGCAATTGATTTACTTGAAAGAACTAAGAAATTTAATATGGAATGGGTAAAAGAAGGACATAGAAAAGGAGATAACACAAATAATGTATCTGCTACTATATCAGTTAAACAAGAAGAATGGGAAAAAGTAGGAGAATGGATGTGGGAAAATAGAAAAACATTTAATGGTTTATCTGTTTTACCTTATGATAATGGAAGTTATACACAAGCTCCTTTTGAAGACATTACTGAAGAAAAATATAATAAAATGAAGGGTCACTTAAATAATATTGATCTAACTTTAATTAAAGAAACTACAGACGAAACAGACTTAAATGGTCAAGTTGCTTGTGCTGGAGGTGCTTGTGAAGTAATGTAGTTATGAGACATGATGATTGGATAACAAGATTATATTATAATTTGGATATTTCGCATTTATCTATGGAATTTCCTTATTCTATTTATATTTATAACTAAAAATAATAAGTATGGAAAATATAAAAATTGCTTTATTAATAGTTTTATCATATATTAAAGAAGCTTTTAAATGGATTGGAAGAAAAATTAAAAGTTTCTTTGTATGGGTATTTAGTAAAACAACTATTGATGAGAAAGTTATAGAAGTTGCAGAAGAAATATCTGATCGTGCAAAAACTGTAAAAGAAGAATTAAAAGACGTAAAAAAAGCTCTTGGTAATGTTGTAGAACAATCAAAAGACGTAGCGGGAGCAGTGAAAGGTAAAAAAAGAAGAGGTAGACCTAAAAAGTCTTAAATACTTGTTTATATTTTTATTTAAAAGGTGTACATTTGTATGCCTTTTTTATATTTATACCTGATAATTAATGTTTTACTTTAAAAAGTTTTTTATGAAAATTTATAATTATATAAAAAATAGGATTATGGCTTTTAAAGACATGTTTAAAGACAAAAATGATGTAAACGAAAAAAATGTTATAGGGTTTTTATCATTTGCAGTAATGGTATTATTTGCTGTTGCGGACTTAATAACAGGATATTTAGGTAAAGATTTAGTAGTTCAAGAATTTATTTATAATTCTTTTCTAGTAATTACTTTAGGATGCTTTGGTATAGCAGGAGTTGAAAAGATATTTTCTAAAAAAAATAACGAAGAAGAAGTATGAAAAAGTTTTTATTATTATTATTGTGTTTAACTACATTTTTTAGTTTTTCACAAAACAATTGTAATTTTGAAAGTTCTAATGCATACCAACAATGCATCACTGGCCAGAATGGCATACCTGGAGGTCAAGCAATTATTATTTTTGAATGGTTTAATGCTCCTGGAAGTTGTGAAGTAGCTTCTGTTTCTTATTCAAATGCAGAAGGTGCTGGCCCATTTACATACCCAGTAGGACAGCCTCCTAATGTACCAAGTGGTAATTTTGGTGTGTATGCAGGACCGGGTGGAGGACAACCTGCACTTCCTACATGGTCTGTAGAGCATTATTTGGTATTAAACTACTCCAACGGAACACAATCTGATACTATAGCATATACTCCATACCCGTGTATACCTGGTTGTACAGACCCTAATTCAGAGTCATATAATCCATGGGCTAGTGTAAATAATGGATCTTGTGAAGGGGGAAATGGAAATGGAGATAATTGCGACCCAGGTGATTTTGAAATAACAGTTGAAATTACACTAGATAGTTACCCAGGAGAAACATCTTGGATATTAACATCATTATCTGATGGTGGTTTTCCTATACAAATGCCACAAGGAGAATATAATTTTAGTGATATTGGACAAACATATAGTTATCCTGTTTGTATAGATGAACAAGGAGTTGAACTTATAATAAATGATACTTATGGTGATGGATTAGCTGGATCAACAACAGGTGGAACTATTGATGGGAATGTTATTATATATGGTTGTAATGGTGAAATACTTTGGGAATTACCTAACCCAAATTTTGGATATACAGGATACTCAGGAGCAGTTTTAGGAGTTCCTTGCAATAATATTGAACCTATACCAGGTTGTATGGATCCTTTATATCAAGAATACAACCCTGAAGCAAATGTTGATGATGGGACTTGTGAAAATTTACATGTATATGGGTGTATTGATACATCAGCTTATAACTATAATCCAGATGCTACTATAAACCAAATAGTAGAAACATGTAATTATACTTTATGGATAGGAGATGCCGCTGCTGATGGTTGGGGTAATTCATATATAGGAGTATATCAAGATGGGGAAACTTTAGGTACATATACAATGGGACCTGGTTTAAATGAACAGATATTTTTAATTTCATTAAATACAGACAAACCAGTACAAGTTTATTATTTTGAAAATGCTAGCCCTCAACAATCACCTGAAGAGGTCGAATTTCAAACATGGCAAAATTCTTTTAAACTAACAAATTCAGATGGTGTAGTATTAATGCATGAAGGATCTAATCCATTTGCTAATAATGGACAAGGTGCATTACAACCCTTTAAATTACCTACTTGGACAACTTATTCTGCACTGCCTTATTGTGGAGATTATTGTGAACCAAAAATATATGGCTGTATGGATACTCTTTCAGTTAATTACAACCCATTAGCTAATACAGACGACGGTTCATGTATTCCAATTGTATATGGTTGTACTAATGAATTAGCATTTAATTACAACCCAGATGCAACAGTAGATGATGGTAGTTGTATACCTACAGTATATGGGTGTATGGACCCATTATCTTGGAATTACAATTCAGAAGCTAATATAGATGATGGTTCATGCATTTATTTTGGTTGTATGGATTCGTTAGCATTAAATTATGACCCTAATGCTAATGTTGATAATGGTACATGTATATACCCAATTTATGGTTGTACAGACCCCGAAGCATTTAATTATGATCCTGAAGCTAATGTTGATGATGGTTCTTGTATACCTGTAATATATGGCTGTATGGACCCAACTGCTTTTAATTATAACCCACTAGCTAATACTGATAATGGATCATGTGAACCAATTGTTTTTGGTTGTACTGATTCAACAGCATTAAATTATAACCCACTAGCCAACACAGATAATGGTACTTGTATATTACCCTTAGCAGGATGTACAGACCCTAATGCTTATAATTATGACCCAACAGCAAATGTGCCTGATTCATCAGCTTGTTTGTATGATGCTGGTTGTATTGGAGGTCCAGGGAATCCTTATTGGTTAAATGATGGTTGTTATGCTTGGGTAATAGATGTTGATGTTTATTGTTGTGAAGTAGAATGGGACGCTTCATGCCAATCAATGTATGATTACTGTGAAGCTGGTTGGCCTGTAGGAATAGATGAAATGGATATTAATGGAATTATAGTATATCCAAATCCAACAGATAACACATTAAATATTGAAACTCATTTATCATTTAAATATGAATTAAGAGATGCAATGGGTAAATTAATATTAACTGGAGAAAATAAACGTTTAGAATTAGGAAAATATAATGATGGAGTTTATTTTTTAACTATAATTCATAATGAGAAAAAATTCAATAAAAGAATCATAAAACAATGAAAAAACTTTTAATTTTATTTTTATTATTACCTGTAATTACATTTAGTCAAACAGAGTCTAAATTTAAAAAAACAGCTAAAAAAGTCCTTAAATATTCTACTTTTTATGGTGCTATTACTGGTGGTAACTCAATATCTGATGTTAATGTTTATTCTGTAACAAATGGTTTAGAAACTTCAACTGTTAAAACTCCTTTTGATTATTCAATTGCATTAGGGGTTAGAAAAATAGCTAGATTTGGTTATGAAAATAGAGCTAATATATTTTTTGATGGAACAGAAAAAACATATGGTGATGCAGCTACAATTGGTAGAATAAATGGGTTTGAATATTTATTTGAAGCAGATTGGACAAGACAACAAGGTACATCATTTTTAAATCAAGATTATTTTTTAAGATATGTAGCAAAAAACTGGATTGCTAAAGCAGAATATTTAGAAGATGGGTTTGCTGATATTAGATATTTTGAATCCTCAGAAAGATATAGACAAAAAATAGGAAATAAATTATCGTTTAATATAGGGGCAGTACAACGTATAGCTGAACCTTATGGTTATAATCCATTAGATCAATGGTTATTATCAAATGGTAGTTTACATTATACTGATTTAGCATTACAAGAAGGATATTCTATTGAATTTGATGGTAATGGTGGTGTAAATTATTTTAACCCTAGTGGAGAATTAGTAGCAGAAAATACTCAAGTATGGGAAGCAGTAGTCATACCAGAAGTATTAGCTGAGTATACAGAAAGAGAAAGAAAAGCATTAAAATATCAATGGAATCATTCATTAGTAATAGGTTTTGATTTTTATCACTATACTAAAGATTTTTGGGTACATTCATGGGGTAATGTGATGCCTTTACATTTAGAAACTAAAAGTGACTATTCATACCATAAATTTAATGGAGGACAGTGGGTAGACTATTCAGGTGGTTTAATATTTGGATATAAAATAACTAAAAATTTAGGAGTATTTTTAGAAGGTAAATATAATAAATACTGGAATAGAAAATGGCACGATTTTAGTGTAGGAATAAATTATATAATTTTATAAAATGACAAAAGAACTAAACGAAGACACAGGTTTTAGAGTAAGTATAAAAACTTTAATAGGTATTGCTTTTGCAATAGCAACTGTAGTAGGTATGTGGTTTGCTTTACAAGCTGACATACAAGAAGCAAAAGAATTACCAAAACCCCCCGAACCAGAAGTAACTAGAATGGAATTTGACATGAAAGATCAAATAGTTAGACAAACTATTATGACTACTCAAGAAGATGTTAAAGAATTAAAAACTGATATGGATCGCATAGAAGAAAAAATTGATAACCTAAAGTAAATTATTATGAAAAAGATGTTTTTGCTATTATTTAGCATATTTTTTACAATAAGTTGTTACACTCAAATTACTATTAAACATTTTAATGCTTCATGGAATGCTACAAATAATGTTACGTGGCTTAAAAGTTTAACAGATTGCAATGTAAAATATTATGACATAACTAAATACCCTGAATTACAAAAAAAATATAAAGTAGTAGTTGTTCCAACTATTGTAGTATTTCAAGATGGAGAAGAAATAGAAAGATATCAAGCAGACATTTCTTTTAAAATGCCCGCTACAAAAAGTGAAGTACAAGAAGCTATTGATGAAGCTATAATGGGTGGATTTTAAATTATAAACAAAAAATATGTTACTAAAAAAAGGATCAAAAGGTAAAGAAGTAAAAGAACTTCAAGAAGCTTTAGAAATAGGAGCAGATGGTATATTTGGGCCTGGAACAGAACTATCAGTTAAAAAATTTCAAAAAGAAAATGGATTAACAGCTGATGGAATAGTAGGCCCTGCTACATGGGAAGCTATAGGAATAGATACAAATTCAGATAGTGCTGCTGAAGAAACAGAATACACAACTAAAGATGGTTTAATAATTGAACGTCAATACTTAGATAAAGACGAGTATGTACGAGATTATGGTAAAATAGAACCATTAGGTTTTTTCTTACACCATACAGCAGGTTGGGATAATCCCTTTGCATGTGTAAATAGTTGGAATAAAGATAAAAGAGGTAGAGTTGCTACTCAATATGTTATAGGAGGAACTAATGTAAAAGGTAATGGTTCTAAATATGATGGTGTAGTAGTAGAATGTTTTCCAAATAACTATTTAGGATGGCATTTAGGAAAAGTAGGAAACTTTAAAATATCAAAACTATCAGGTGGTGTAGAACTTAATAACTTTGGTTATTTAACTAAAAAAGGAGATAAGTATTATACCTATGTTAATACAGAAGTTAAACCTGAATTTGTTTGTGATTTAGGATATAAATTTAGAGGCCATCAATATTGGCATGCTTATTCAGATAAACAAATTGAATCCCTTCGATTACTAATTTTACATTTAAAAGATATTTATCCTAAAATGGATTTAGAAAATGGACTTCCAAAACTATTAAAAGAAGGGGTTCATCCAAAAGATGCATTTGAATTTAATTTAGATGCTTATAATGCAAAACAATTTGGATTATGGACACATACAAATGTTCGTAAAGATAAATTTGATTGCTTTCCTCAACATGAATTAGTTGAGATGCTTAAAGGTTTGTAAAATCACATTTTTTAAAAATACTTGGAGCCCCAAAAGGGGCTCCTTATTTTACATGCTATGAAACAATTTTTCCCAATATTAATTTTAGTAGCAGCCCTAAGTTTAGCAACTGTAGCTGCTTACTATAGTGTTTTTGGTATTAGTAAATTATTTTCTTCTCAAGCTAGTGCTGTAATATTAATGGCTGCTATACTTGAAGCTTCTAAGCTTATTACTGCTTCTTATTTAGAAAGATTTTGGGAAACTATTCATTGGATAAGAAAAACTTATTTAATTTCCGCTTTAATAGCATTAATGGCTATAACTTCACTTGGGATTTATGGGTTTTTAGTTTCTGCTTATCAAGAAACGGCATATAAAATGCAAGCAGTAGATAAACAAGTTGAAGTAAAAGTTAAAAAACGTAATAGATATCAACAACAAATAAAAGATATATCTAAAGAACAAAAAGATATAAATTCTCAAATAATTGAATTAAGTGAAAGTTTAGGTAATAATGTAATACAATATACTAATAGCGAAGGACAACTTATAACCACTCAATCCTCAGCAACACGTAAAATTATTCAACAACAATTAAATGTTCAAACTTCTAGAAGGGATAGTTTGACTATTAAACAAGATATTTTAAATGATAGTATAACAAAGTTTGATTTAGACATACTAGATTTAGAAACTAATTCAGAGGTTGCGGCAGAAATTGGACCTTTAAAATATGTTGCTAATATTACAGGAAAAGATACTGACCAAGTAGTAAATTGGTTTATATTAGTTTTTATATTTGTTTTTGATCCTTTAGCTATTATGTTACTTATTTCTGCAAATAAAATATTCTATGAAAATTCTAAAAAGAATATTTATGGAGAAAAAAAAACTAAAGTTTTAAAGGAAGAAAAAGTAGAGGTAAAACAGGAGGAGAGTAAAGCCGAGCGGGTTAAAGCCCCAACTCCACCCTCTACTGCTTCTTCTGAAAAGCAACAACTTCAAAATGAAATAGCTAAAATTCAAAGGTCGGGGGCTTCAAGTAGAAAAGCAGGACAAGCTATAGAAAACTTACAATCTAGAATTAAAAAAATAGATGATGATAACACTAAAACTTATTAAAGTTACGTGTTTTTTTAAAGGTTATTAATTATATTTAGGTTATGAAAAAAGTAAAAATATCTCACGAAGTACCATTTTGTTTATTAAGTAAAAGTCTTGAATTTAATGACTATGATTATTGTTTACCTCATTTATTAGATCAAAATGAAGAGTATAGAACGTTTTTTAATAATGTTAAAAGTATAGGTAGATATGTTGTAATGGATAATTCACTACATGAATTAGGGGAAGCCTATAATACAGAACGTTTAATGTATTGGATTAAAGAAATTAAACCTAATGAATTTATAGTACCTGATGTTTGGGAAAATTTTAGTGAATCAGTTAGAAATGCTAAAATATGGTCTCAAATTGAATTACCTGAAGGAGTAACTAAAGTTGCAGTAGTACAAGCTAAAACAAAACACTATGCAGCATTATGTACTCAAGTGTATAAAGATTTAGGATATAAAAAAATAGCATATTCATACGGTGCTTCATATTATAATGATGTTTGTCCTCACCCAAATAAAGATTTTGGTAAAGCAATTGGTAGATATATGGTTATAAATGATTTAATGAAAGATGGAATATTATCTCCAACAGATAGAGTACATTTATTAGGTACTGCTTCTCCCATTGAATTTGGATTATATAAAGATATGGAATGTATTGAATCAATAGATACATCAAACCCAGTAATGGCTGGTATTGAACAAAAAATGTATTTTGATTTAGGTTTACCTCATAAACCCGAAGCAAATATGAATAATTTTCAAGATATAGAAGAAAAGGATGTTAATTTAGAGTTTATAGAATATAATGTTCGAAAATTTCGCGAAATAAATGGATTATAGCTTGGAGATTATAAGTTTTTTTCTTATATTATCACAAATTAAAGGTTATGTTATACAATACGTCTGATGAAAAAACTGTAAGGCAAAAAATTAAACAGTTACAACCCCTAAACTATAATCAATTCTTTTGGTGGAGACGATATACAACGAAAACTCAACCATTACCAAAAAAATCAACATTTTTAGATCGTATTAAAAACGGTGAATATGAATTTTCACATTATTACTGGCAGTGGAAATTAACTGAGATAGAACTTAATGAAGTATTTAAATCTTATGGTAATGACCATCAAAGATTAGTTGAATCAAACCAAGTTGATTTAGCTCGTAGAAAACGATTAATTGAGGATTTTGAAAAAGATGAAACTGCTAAATTAGAAGCACTACAAAAAGGTTTTTTACGAGAATTTATTATGACAAAAGATGAATATGAAGAACATATTATGAATTTTGATGGTACAACAGAAGAATTTTATATGTATTGTTTAAAAACATTTGATCGCTCTGGTAGATCAATAGAAAGAAGAGGTAGACCCCCAAAACAAAGATGAGTAAAGAAGAAATAATAGAGATAAAGAAAGAAGTTCTAATCAAAAATAATATTCATTGGTTACATACAAGAGAACGAGCCGAGCATCAAATAGAAGAAGGTCGTGTTCCTATTACAGATAAAGACTTGTTTGAAATCATTGAAATTGTCTTAAAACCAAAACAAAGATGAATTTAGTAGATGTAACAATTATAAAAATATTAGAAAAACCAAAACAAGTGGTTACTGAAGATCATTGTGGGTGGGTAGTAAAAGTTTTAACAGATTGCTATGGACACAAACAAGAAAAGGTATTCACAGGGTTTTCAAAAGAAGAAATATCCAAGTATAAAAAGGGTTATAGTTGGATGGAATAAATCAAAACAAAGAAGATGAGTGATAAAGAACATAAATTATGGTTATTTGTTATTACAGGAACCGTATTGTGGGGAATTACTTTAATAATATTAAATTTTATAAATTAAAACAAGAGCAAATGAAAATATTTTTAATTTTAATGGTAATGTGGTGTTTTGGAATGACATCATACTATTACCTTTCTCAGTCAGAAGATACACATCAACTTATATTCTGGTCAATGCTAACCCTATTTAATTATCAATCTTTAATTAAGATAATCCAAAACAAAGATGATTAATTATGGGAAGTGTAATATCATATGACGTAAAATGTCCTAAATGTAAACAGGAAAAAGGGTTCCATGACTTTTATTATAAAAACCATGAAGAATATTTTTCATGTCAAAATAAAGAATGTAATTTTGGATACCAATACGAGTGGAAACGAGATAAAGACCATAAATTGGTAACTCGTGATGGTACTGATAATAGAAACTTTGATAATCTAATCATGGTTGAAATAGTATGGGAAGATGGCAAAAAAACTGTTACTGAATTAAAACAAAACAAAGATGAGTGAAAAAATAGAAATAACACAAGGTGAATGGGGTCACTTACATGATGTGATACTAGACGCAACATGGGAATCTGGTAAACTAAAACTATCCCAACAAGAGTTAGAGAGTTTATTTGATGAACTCCCATCTCACATAAAAGATGATGTGTATCACTGGGGTATTAATGATACGGTTGTTAGAGACAACATCTATGTGTGGTATCAAAAAAATAAATTAAAACAAAGATGAATAAATTTTTAAAGTGGTATAATTATGAGGACAACCATATATACCCAGTACCATCTAACAAACAATTATTTTGGTTTATAATAATTATGATGACTTGTTTTGTTATGAAAATAGTACA